GTGCTTGACAAACCTGACGAGAAGCTGAAGTACGCTGCCGTGCCCAGCCCCATGCAAACTAACAAAGAGGGGAAGAAACATGGGGCAGGGAACGACAACGAGAAAACTTCCGAGCTTCACTCTGACTCCTGAAGGAGATCCAGCAGGTGCTGCTGGACCGTTGGCCATTTTAAAGGGTACGAGAACGAGCAACGAGGAACCAGTGACCGAGGATCCGTGAACACGGACACTGGCTTGTACAGTTTAAGGGACTTCTTCGCGAGGGTCTCTTTCAAGATAAATACATTACCACCAGCTTTTACATATCGATTAATCCAAACTATTTGCCATTTATTTAGCTTAGGAAAACTGAGTTTATCTGATTTTAATTCTATCCAAAAAATACCTCTTTTATGTACACCATGAACATCTGGCACACCGTTGATTGTGCTAGTTTCTATGCGGGTTAAAAAGCATTCAGTCAGTCCTTTTTTCGTTCTTTGCCAAAGTAAACTTTCTTGATTAATATTACGAACCATTAGGTCAGTTTTTTTGTTTCTTTAATTACTGAATTAGGAATTACAGTTGTATTACCAATTGTATCAATTGTCTTACCATCATCTGCAAAAGAATAATCACCAAACAATCTAGTCACGCCCTTTGACTGTGAAAGTAGGTGGCCTTTTGTAATACAAGTGGCAAGTTTAGCTTTTTTAAGAGACTCAAAAGAAGTCCAACTGCTATCAGATACGATATCAAACCATTCAACAGATACCATTGGGTATTTATCTATTTCTGATTTTACTCTTTTTGGTATTGATATTTTTTTTCTCATTAATTTTTACCTTTACAGTTCCAACTGATGTAGTGATTGTTGAATTGTGTACTTGGTTGAAAACGTTTAGCCACTCAGACCAACTAGCTGTTTTCAATTTCTTCAACGTGACTTGACTCAGCTTCAATCGTTTTGGCGTTGTAGCCATCGATTTTTGCTGAGAGTTCAGAAAGCTTTTTTTCAAGTTCCTCACGTGACATACCCTCCAGACCAGTAACTCTTACCTCTTTTCTATCTACATATGCTCCTGCCAATTGACCAGATCTAAACTCTGCATTGATAGCAGCTGCATATTGTTTATCAGTTTCTGCTTTGTTAGCTATTCTCTCGAATCTTTTATAACGTCTGAGATTGTCACTCTCGTATTTTTTTAGTTCTTTTTCAAACCTTTGATCAAAGTATTTTGCGACATGTGGGTTATGTTTTCTGGACAACAATCTGGAGGCAATGACACCGTAATCATTTTCATTTTTGCAAACATAGCCTGCACGTTTAAGTGCTTCACCCTGAGTGATCTGCCCATGATCCTGCACCATTATCTCCACAAACATTTTTTGTTTTGGGGTCAAATCATCTATTGTTCGAAGTTCTTTTTTTTTAAGTCCCATTACTTTCTTTTAAATTTATCTTTAACAACAGTTCTAGCGTAATCATCTGCTGATCTATGAGTCATGTGAATTTTGGCGCTATTGTATTCATCAACATATAAATTTTGTTTTGATTTGCTGCCAGGAAAAAGTTTTTTGGCAACATCTCGTAAAAGTAAAAATTTTTTATACATATTTTGAGATAATCTTTTTTAATTTTTTGGACTGACCTGCGTGAGCTTTTGAAGCTTTTTGTAATTTACCAGCTACATTCTTTAAGGTTTTAATATCACCACCTTTTTCATATCCAAATTTTCGTAATCTTGCCTTTTTATAACCTTTATCAGCTGACACAGCCATTTCTTTAAGCATTAATTTTCTTTGTTGTCTACTAAGTGGTTGTACCTGCATAGTTTTGCCTGCTTTGTCTGATTGATATGCTTTACCAAAAATCACAGGTTTTTTAAATTTTTCTCTATTCTTTTTAGCTTGTTCAATTCTTAATTTAATTCTGTTTTTTAAACCTGGTTGTGCTTTAAATTCTGCTTGACCTGTTATTTTTAAACCACGTAACTGTTTTTTAAGAAAAGATTTTTTTAAATCATATGGTTCGATACCAGTTCCTCTTAACCCACGTTTGGCACCTTTTTTGGCACGCGCAACTTGTGTTTTATGTTTTTTGTAAATTTTACGAAAAGCTTCTTTAGCTGTCTTAAACGCTAAAGCCGTCATTTGTATTTTTTTCATCATAATTTTCTATTATATAGATTATTTCATCATAAAGTAACTACCCAAAAAACTTTTGATAGCGTTCCCGCAAGACTGGTGTCCCTAGGGACACCACAGGGACACCAGAGGGACACCATTAAAATTGATTAAAAGTGTTGATAATATTGACTAATAGCTTATCGGGGACACCAGGGACACCTGTTTTACCCCATGGGGTACTTTTTTTTGATCAAGTGTTAGAAATATCTATATAATAAAATTTTTTCCTTTGTCCGTTGGCCCGTATTCTGGTATAGTTAACACGTGTTTACTAATTTCAAACACTTATTAAGTATGCCTCTGGGGGTTTTACTCATTTTATGCTCTCACATTAGGTTTCCCCCAGGGGTCAAATTCTTTAGACCACCATGACTACTTAGTCTTTACTCTTACAATTTTAAACATAATCTCTCTTCTCTCACTTGGCGTTGCTGCAGCTCTATAATCTCTATACAAACTTCGATACTTGACCCAGGACTTTTGTAATTCTGTAAAAATTATTTTTTCTTCTTTCAACATTTTCTTATAACGGTCATGAATAATATCTGGATCAAAACCTGCGTACCAACAAATACTTTGAAACATTTTATTATTATCTAAAAACCAATCATGAGCATCTTTTTTTAAGTAAGATTCTTGTTTGGACCCATGAGTTGTCATTGCATCTTCAAAAGCTTGTAACACTATTGCCTGAAATAATCTTTGTTCAGGTGATTGTTTTTGATCAATTACCTTCACAGCTAAATCAATGCCCAAAATTTTTAACAAGTGCGGTGAATAACTCACGGTACTTCCTCTTCTCAGATAACGGGTGATTAGTGGTGCAGATCCATTCGTAATCCTCAAAAACGTCTTCAATAAATTCGCTTTTTTCAAGGCCATCGAGCCTATCCACAAATTTTACAGTAGCAGAAATAAATTTTTTAGCTTCTATAGTCATGTACATAACCACGATGTGGGAAAAGATATGGATGTGGAATAAACACCGTGGTCATGTATTTTTGACAACCAGTTTTAGGCCTTTAGCTTCAGCAGCTCTTTTCCTACCTGATCGCCAACATTCCTCAATCTTGTCAAGAAATGCTAAACTGAAATTTCCTAAACCAAAGTCGTTTCCACAATACAACTGAAACATCAAACTGGTAAGTTCATCATAAGTTTTCTTATTTGGACATACCATTACAAGTTTTTGTAACGCCTGTTCTAATGCTTCTGGACTGCCTTTTTTCACAGCTTTACCCACTAAATCTCCTTTAAAAAGTTAATTTTAGTGTTCGTTGTTATTTGGAAATAAGGTGTTTTGAAAGCCTCACCTTTTCATTCTAGGCTTAGGAATACGTATATTGATTTTATATTTATTTTTGAAATTTGTGCAAGTGATAAATTGGTGGCGTTAGTCTCCCGTACGCCACCAAACACACGCGTGTTAATTACCGTTCAACAGTTTTTTACCCTGTGAAAGTAAATTCTCTTTCATCTTATCGTAAGGTTTACCTTCTTTTTTAGCTATCTTCCTTACTTCTTCATCAACTAACTTAGCGATCATGCTTCCAGGTCTTCTGAAACCTGCCTTTCCCATCGCTCTTATCAGTGTGTATGATTCGATATCAACCGCACAAGATTTCCATTTAGTGATGTCCATGTTTACTCCTTATTTATCTCTGTACTCTTTAGACTCAAAGAATTCAACAAGATTTATTCTTTGTTTTGCAGATCTTCCAGCATTATAAATTTTTTGGAAGATATGTATATAATCTTTTGACGTTGTCCCATGCAGTAACCACGCAGATTTAGTCTTCAAAGCTGTTTTAAATCTCTCATACTGCCATTTTGGATGTCTGTCAGCAATTATATATGCTGTGATTATTTGCCTTTTGATTCTTCTGTCAGTGTTATCAACACCAATCAAAAATCTTTTTAAGGCATTCAATTGACCACCAATTCTATCACAATGTTCAATACCACCAGCGGGTATTTTAAAATTACCCTCTTTAAAGCTTGTAGCAATTGTGCTGTATCTTGATGAAACTTTTAATAAAAGTATCATCGTTTCAGATACTGGTAGTCCCCACTGTTGCATTTTGGATTTACAAATCTTGTAATCCATTTTACCTCTTGCACAGTGATGGCCTAAGAAATGATCTAATGACCAATTCTTTCTACCTTGATTTAGTCTTGCAACATCAAGTGGATCATCAGAGTTAATGATGATGTAAGGAACAGGTAATCCTAATTCCTTTCTAGCCTGTAATGTATGTTGGCCATCCACAACCTCAATGTTTGCATTCACACGTATCGGATCCATTAGATCTTTATCAGCAATTAATTTTTTTAGTTGCTGCACGTGTGCTTGATCCACAGGTCTGTTACCTCGGACTTTTTTGAACATAGAGTAATCCCTAGTTTCAAAAAATTTATTATTTACTGCTCTTGACATGATTTTTTCCTCCTTAAAACAAGATTGAGTAAAATAGGCCACCAACCAAAAACAAAAATACCTTTGGTGTCATGACCATGATTAATAAACAAATAAAAAACATCACAACGTTTTTGTTATACATTGGACGCCTCTATATCTGCTTCTTCTTGAAGTGCTGCTAACTCATCGTAAATAAGATCAGTAGCAACAAATTCATTTATGATGTGCGCTGGATGTGCACCAGTTTCAAAATCTAATGAGATTTTTGAAAGTCTTTCTCTTTGATCTTGAAAATGATAATTCTCTACATCCATCTCACCACCATCAGCTGTAAAAAGTTGAGTTTTAGATAAAACATTATCTATATCCTCAATAAACTTTTTAAAAATTGGTGATTTGGATTTAATTGTAATTTTCATAAAACCCCCAATCTCTGAACAGCTTTACCATTTGATCCACACCTTCATGAAACTTAACAGTTCCTGATAATCGATCTTTAACTGTAAGTTGTCTATAAGTGTCACCATTTACTACGAGTGAAAGTTTATTATCTTTCTCATCGTAAGTGACGGAGAACATGTGTACCTTCTCCACTTTTTTTGGTTTTGACTCCCATTCAGGTTTTAAAACCAACGGCTTGTCATCTGGCATATTCAACTCAGCTGACGCACCTATATCTTTTTCGTTTTTCATGATAACCTCTTTGTTAGTATTTAAAAAAAACATCCCATCTATATAAATATTTTCATGGGATATGCAAGGAAAAAATACTATAGGATAATATAGGAATTTATATGAAATTTGTTTTAGTATTGTATGTTTGTTCTATTCTTTCTCAATCATGTGATAATGGAAGAATTCCATCGCTTG